TCCATAGCCTTAGACTTACGATTAGGAATTGATGGAGCTGCTTTCCAATCACTTGGAGTACCTTTGTTATCACGTTTACCAAAAGCATATTTGGTAGCTACACCTGCACCATCACCAGCAGTGACAGAAGCACCAGTACCAGTACCTGATATTTCTTTTCTAAGAGCAGTGGCTAATTCCTGTTTTAGTTTCTTTTTATCCATTTACTTTTTTAATTTCTTCAGCTAATTGCTGATATTGAAGTAATGTTACTAAATGTTCATCTTTTACGGATGATTTAGTAGATATCGGTTTAATCAGCGTTATAACTTCGTTTAACTTGATTTCAATTGTTCTATCATTAACTTGTTTAACTAAATCAGTTAGTTCTTTTTTAACTTTATTTAGGTTCTCATTAATGAATTCTTTCAGGTGTTCAGGATTAGAGATATTATTGATAAATTCTTTAAGAACTAACTTTTGTCTATCACTTAGATCAGAATATTTGGAATTGAATTTCTCAATTAACATTCTGTACGCTAATATGCGTATATTTTTGTCTTCTTTATTGAAACTTTTAAGTTCATCCGAATCATTATTTTCAATTAATTGTTTTTTCGTGATGTGTTCCATAATGGTAAGCTTATTGATCACGATTTGTTTCGGTTCAATAAACTTATTTTCCATTGCTGCTTCAAATAATGTATAGGCGGCGGCTAATGTTTTGTAGTTATTTACTTTTGATTTAAAGAAGCTTTCTAGATTATAATGTTTCTTAATTTCTTTAATTAAGTTATATTTTTCCTTAAGTAATTCTTCTTTTTTTAATTTTTTAGCTTGATCAACAATGGCATTAATTAAAGACTCAGCTTTACCCTCACTTAGGCGAGGTGCAGTTAATACTGTATGATAAAGTTTATGTTCTTTTGCCAATTCACTGTTAGTAAAAAATTTTTTTACAATTTTTACTGCTTTAGAATCAGTATTAGCCAATGTATCAGATGCAATTTGACGCACTAATAGTTCAAATAATACACCTGTGTTACGAAATTTGTTATGTTTAATACGCATAATTTAGTATAATGATACTACCTATAAATATGTAGTTTATTTGATTTCATCGCGAATGTTATCTTCATTTAACATATCGTTTTCAAATAATGTTGTTTTACGACTAACTGGTAGCTTCTCAAACATTTTTTTATTTTTAAGAAATGTTTCTAACGCAAGAGGTGAGCCACCTTTCCATTGAGTTTTTGCTAAAACATCTTCTTGATCAGTACCTGCTGAACGATATGTTTTAGACCCAAGACGATCTTTACCAAATGCGTTATCTTGTCTATTGATATTTGATACAGATTTTTTTGGACGGCCAACTAGATGTACAGGTTCGTTTGGATTTTTCTCATCATATCCTATTGGTACTTCACCATCTTTTCTACCCTTACCATACGCTGTTGCTAATTGGTGTGGTGTACCATATACTTGACCTGTTTCTAATGGATCATTACCTTCATTTTCAATTTGATCTAGTCTAAATTTACGTTTTTTATCTTCAGCCATCAAATCACGATATTCATCATATTGATCTTGACTAAAGTGGAATAAATTATCATAGATCCAATCTGTTGGTAACAAATTATTTTCCATGATTTGAGAAGCTAAGTCAACTTTTTCTTTCATCAACGCTACACGCTCTTGATCATATATAATTGATGGTGTAGTTAATGATAATTCAAAATTAGTTAACATTTCACCATCATATCCCTGAGTATATAGATGTACTAATGCTATTTTGGTTAATTCAGATAATAATATTCTTTGGATACGTTCCACTGTACGAGCGAAACGAATATCTTCAGCGGCTAATGTAGCTTTACCTGTTAAATCTTTTTCATATCCCATGAACGCTTTAGGTATCTTAAGAGCAGCGAATAATTTGTCTCTTAAATAAGCAACGTCCTCAATACCATTATATTCTAATCCTTTTGCTGTTTCAATACGAGTACTTTGATCATTACCACGAACAGGAATATAAAAATCCTCCATCATGTTCATCATATTGTACTTTAAATTATATTGACCTGTGGTTGGATCTACAAATGGTACTTTTTTAAGTTTTTGTACTGTTTTTTGCATAAATGCTTCTACCTCATTTGGTGGAATAGCACCTACGTTCATATAAAATATTCTTTTTTCAGGAGCGCGAACAATACGATGTATTAACATCGCATCTTCCATCAAAATCATTTGTTTAAATATCTTACGACCTGGTTCTAGATAACTTCTACCATAAGGAAGATAATTGACATCACTTATTAATCTAAAGTGAGCCATTTCATAGTTTTCAAAGTAAATATCTGATGTAGATGTACCTAAAGCATATTGTGTTTGAGGAGCAGTTATACCAGATACACTTGTTGGATCATATTTAAATCTAATATAGTTTGGATTATTAATATCAGTTCCTTCTTCACGTATAATTGAGTAAGCTGAGAATGGTATTACATTATATACACCAAATTTTTCAGCTATTTCTAATTTAAGATAAAAATCTCCATACTTACACATGTTACGAGCCCAACTCCATAAATTAAATTCAAGATTTAACACATCATAAAATAAATTATAAAGTATTTTCTGAATATTTTCATCACTAGAGCGAATATGAAGCATTTCTCCATGTTCATTTTTTAAAGTACACTCATCAGCTATAATATCAAGTGCTGAAGCTACAATAGCGTCAGTATCCATTGCTTCATAATCAGTATAAAGTTGTACTCTTAATGTTTGGTAGTTATAAACGTTATTTACGTTATAAATCCCAGCACCAGATGTTGTATATATTTTAGTGAATCTATCAACTAACGCGTTAGTTTGTAAGGTACCTAATGATTGAATACGATCTGTATCTATTACTCTTAATTCGTCTCCACCTACATTTCTAATAACGACGTCTGAGGAGAATAAACGTTTAAGATTGTTAAATAATCCCATAATTTGTTTGTATATGTTATAAATATTTGTTTATATCAACCAGCTGATATCTTCCATACCTCCATTACCTGTATCCATTTGCCATGGATTTTGTTGGAGTGGAGATTGTGGGTTGTATGTATTCGGACCGGAAATATATGATACTTTTCCTATTCCTCCAAGTGAAGCTCTAGTTAAATCCATTCCTGTTTGTTGAAAACGTAAAGCTGTGTCACGTAAAAACATACCAATACCAAACGCCATTACTAAATCGTCATTATATCCATCAGTAGCTTGAGCTTTTCCATTTTTCCAAATAAATGTTCTTAATTCTTCTAATGAACGACGTGATTGTATAATACAAGCTCTGTCTCTCATATATGCTTCTAATTTAGAAACAACTAATGGACGTGTTTTAATAGTATTTGAGAAACCAGGCACTAAATTATTTTCATTTCTGTTTAAGAAATTATCCATTGTTATGTTTGTAGTATCTGATTTAGATGAGTAATACATATTTTTATATCCTCTATCTATAATAGTTTGAACTGTATCCCATCCTATATTATTGTTTTCAACTACAAGTAATGCTTCATTATATTCAGTAGCTAATGCTACAAGCATATGTCCATAGTCTCTAGTTCCAACTTGACCTTTATATTCTGCTACTTGTTTTGCTTCCATTATATCAATAACATGACATGCTGAATAGTCTTTACCATCTCCTCTTGCCACGTCAGCTACAACCATATAATTTTTTGAGTAGTCTGGATATTCCCATTTCCATAAGTTACCATCAAATCCAGTTTTAGAAACAGGATCTGCTTGGTAGGTTTGAATATACCAATTTAAAATATCAGGTTCAACAACTGTATCACCTGATGTACTAAAATCACAATCACATTCTTGGGCAGCATTTCTAAGACCTAAAATAGCATCTTGTTCATCTCTCCATTTTTGAGTTCTTTCAGGATGTACAGTCCATGGTAATTTAATAGATACAAATCCATTTTTTCCTTCTTCACCACCAATAAATGTTCTATGAAACCAGTTACCTGTACCATAAGGAGTTGATATAGCTACACATTGTCCTCCTGTAGCTAAAGTTTGTTGCGCAGATGCAAATATCTCATCAATACCTTCAATAAAAGCAGCTTCATCTAGCAGCAGTAGTGATACTGCTTCAGATCTACCTGCATCTCCAGTAGCGCCAATAGCTTTAATTTGAGACCCATTAGCTAGTTTTAAACTTAATTTATTATTTTCTGTTGCTTTTAATTTTAACCATGTTGGTAAGTTATCATAGGCAAATTTTACTTTTGTAACCATGTTTTTAGCAGTTTCCTGCTTAGTAGCTATACAAAGTATATTTTTATCTTTATTAAATAACATTAACCAAAGTGAATAAGCAGATGATAAAGTAGATATACCTAATTGTCTTGACTTATTAACAACATTATATTTATTCTTTTTAAATTGATTTAATACTCCTTCTTGAAATGGATATAAATTAAATTGGATACGACCACGTTGTGGGTGTTGAATCCAATAATACTTTTTCATAAAATAAACAGGATCTGTAGCACATTTAATATATTCCTGCTTAATTATATCTTTAATATTTTGTTGATCACTCATGTATATAAATATATAAAA